CATCTGCGAGGCCGCCCTGCACTCGCTCAGCCGCGCTGCCGTCGCGACTGGGCTCTCGGCGATCGAGCTATAGGCGCCTTAGGTCCGCTTCCATGACGGGGCCCCGCAACCAGCCCGCGCCGCAGCTCAAAGGTCGCTACCCAATCGCCTCGACCGAGCTCCGTGCGAGCTCGACCCGCTGCTGGCCGCCCAGCAGCCCCTGACGCGACGGTAAGCTCACGACCTTCGGCTGCTCTGTCGGTTGGGGCAACAAGTCCGTCTCACCCAAACGCTCGATCACCGTCCGCCCATCGTGGGTCAGCATGTACGGCAAGAACACCGCTTCAAACGAGAGGATGCCGCATTCAATTGCAGTGACCTGTCCTTTCATCCAATCGCGCAGCACCGAGTTAACGGCAATATGCCCCTGCTTGAGCGCTTGCTGCTCATAGTCCTGGCGCGTGCTGCGGCGATTATAGTTCCACGGGTTTTCTTTCAGCCACGCCTGCGCCCAGCCTTTGGCCGAGGCCAGCAGCTGCACGCTCTGGCCGCGATGCTTGAACGCCAACAGCACCTTGTGCTTCTGAAAATCATCCATAAAGCCGATACTCTCGCAACCGAGACGGCGCAGAATTTTGGTAATCTCATCGCGCGCTCTCACTCCGGCGCTGGCACTAGCATATGGAATTGTCATTGACCGTCCTCCACGCGCTTGCATTCTAGTGCCGGCCACAAAATGATCAAACCGCCTCGATCGCATTGCCTGCGAGCTCGACCTTCTGTTCGCCGCCGAGCAGATGCAGCAACACGAGCACACGCTCGTGCGGACGCAAGGCAGCGAGCATCCCAATCTGCTCGCGCAGCGGACCGCCGATCACCCGCACACGCATGCCGGGCGCGAGCCCGCGCGGATTGGGCAGCTCGACAAACCCGCCACGTTCCCGGGACCTGATCTCGCTGATAACAGCATCCGGAACGTGCGCCGGAACGAGCCCATCCATGATGAGGCGGACCACGCCCGGCGACCACCGCGCGTCCCACCAACCACGAACCACCCACAGGAATAGATAGCCCGGGAACAGCGGCGGCGTGACCGTAATCTTGCGGCTGCCATGACGGCTGCGGCGCTGCTCGCGCAGCAACGGTTGATAGATCTCGTAGCCGGCCAAGGTGAGGCAGTGCGACGCTAGGCGTTCACGCCGGGGCTCGACTTGGGCACAACACCAATACACGGCGTGCGCCCCCTACCATGCATGCTTGCGATAGCGGACATGACGAAGGTCGCCGCCATACTCGATCGGCGGAGCATTGGAAAGCTTACTCGACCGTGGCAATTCAGAGGAAATATCCCAGTGCGCTCGGCCGTCGCTGGGCGGATCGAAGAATGCCCTCTGCAGCCCGGCGACAGCCCGGTAAACGGCACCCTCGCCCCAGCACGGGACCCGGGTAAGGGCGTCCTCAGCGGCAGCGCGGAAAGTGGCGCGGTCCGGCGGGGATAGCGGCCCAGCAAGGCGGGAAATCAGCTGCTCGACATCATCGGAGATAGTGGACATGAGACGGCCTCGTGTGGGAGAGTTGGCCGTCTTCGTCTGCAAGTTGCCAAATAGCTATGCGGCCGCGGCGCCTCTACCGCGGCCGCTCTTTCTACGGCAACATCCGATTTTCAAGCAACCGATTGCGCTGACATCACCCGCGCCGGCGCGGTGTTATCGATCCTCCAGCGTTGCAACGATAGCGGCGTTACGGCGGCGTTCGGCCGCGAGCAATGCAAGCAGACGCGCGCTTCTGCGCTTCGGATCGCGCGGCAATCGAACGGGCGGCCGTGAATGGACCAACACAGCCGCCCTCTTGAGCTCGATGACACATAGTGCTTGCGACAGCGATAACGGCATCGTCGACCTCAACCCGTCTCGAACTGGTACCGCTCAAACAAGGGACGCAAGTTCAACTCGGGTCCCATCTTCCCGTCCGCGAAAATAGGGAAAGCACGATAGGTTTCACGCTCGAGGTGCCAGCTAACGATTTCGCGCCCGTCTTCGCCACGCGCGCCCTGCTCGCCTTTCCTCCCGCGCGGGCCGGTCTCGCCAGTCGCACCGCGGCGACCAGAGCGGCTCATAAGCTGCCAACCCTCTCCCGGAATTCCAGGAACTCCCGGAGCATCGCGACGCGCGAGATAGCCACTGCCATCGTATTCGACGAGGTCCAAGCGCTTGTAGGTTTTATGCACGTCATAAACGCCACGCACACTCGGTGAGACCGCATCGCGGCCGGCGCGCGCGACACAAACCCAATCGGAACCGCCGGGAGTTTGTGCGGTGTCCTTGCACGCTTGCCAGAGCGCGCCGTCGTGACAAACGAATTCGCCCTCGTAGGTGACGCTCTCCTGGAGCCAAATCTTCGCAACCGGCAGCCTACCCGGCATCGCCTTTAGACGCTGCTCAAGTGCCGAGAGCTGCGCTCCGAACGCATCGGCCATCTCGGTAAAGGCGCACTTAAGCTCGTCACGCAACTGAGCTCGCTCCTGCGCCCCATCCGCCGGATTGTTCGACGCCAGAAGAAGCGCTCTTTGCTCCGCAAGCTTTGCCTCGAATGAGCGCCGCTCCTCTTCGACGACACGCTTGAACTCCGCGCGAAGCTTCCCCACTATTCCGCCAACAGCATCAGTCAGGCCACCAATCACAGCGCCGCCGACGCCGCGCTTGCCCGAAAAGAAATGTTGTTCGAGGATCTGTACGACGCGCTGATCGATCGCAGCCCACAGCCAGCTCTTCAGATGTTCGTGGATGCGCCCATCAACCGCGGCATACCAATTCGTCGACGCCGTCTCTGCTTCACGCGCCTTGCGCGCTTGCTGCCGCTCACGCTCCTCGGCGAGCTCGCGCTCTTGTTTCTCAAACCGGTACGTTCCATTTTCGAGCGCGGCCTCACGCCGCTTTTCGAGAACAACTTGACTCATTTCGGCACCTCATCGAAACAATTCTACCGCGCGGCCGCCGCGGCGTCGAGCAAATCAAAGATCTCACGCGACAGCTCCGCTACCCAATGAGAGCCTGGACATCGATGACAGGCTCTGCCCTTAACGGTGCCACTCCGAGCGCCATCGCCAGCGCGACCATTCCATCTATGCGTCCCACCGAACGCTTTTTCGATGGCTTGCGATTACCGGCATCGTCAACCGCAATCGCGGTATTAGCTGCACACATCGAAAGGACTGGGTGATCGCCATGCGCGAGTTGGCCCTCAAGCAACACCTGCTCGAGATCACGCAGCGCCGGTGACATCGATTGCATACCCTGGCCAAATTCGACGAAGTGATCTTTGACGAACTGCTCGCTCAAGCCCGCCTTGAGCAGCCACGGCAAGAAGTGCCGCATATTCCAACGATCGAATCCGATCTTCGCAATGTTGTAGTGCCGGAATAGGCCGCGCAAATGCTCGGCGACGTGCTCGTACGCAACAGTCCTGCCGGGCGTCGTTTGCAGATAACCCTGCGCCCGCCAGAGATCGTAGGGTAACCGATCGGTGATTGCCTTCTCGCTCAACCCCTCCGACGGCAGCCAGAACGTCGGCTGCACGTGCCACTTGCCATCGCGCCAACCGAGTAGAATCAAACAGGTCAAGTCGGCTACTTCGGACAGATCGAGCCCGCCATAGAGCGTGAGTCCTGCAAGCGAGCCCACAGGCGTGCCGCAAGCTTTCCAGACGCCCGGCGACACGAACATGTGGGTAGGTTCGACACGCTGGTTCAGAATCAAGTTGCGGTATTCTGCCTCGCGCGCCGGCATAGACTTGGCGTTGCGAGCCATGCCCAAAACTTCCTGCGTGTTGAGGAACGTGCCGAGCGCCGGGTTGGCAAGACGGATGGTTGCCTCGGCAAACGGGTCGAGATCAGCAGGTGCGCTGTAAAGCTTAACGACCGTATGTGGATCGTGCCCAGCCAACGCGTCATCGATCAGCACCGAGAACAGGTCAGCGTCGGTCGGCGCCTGCGTGCTGATAATGATGGACAGCGGATTCTCCTGCGCGCCGGTCGCCGTCTCTAATGCCTCATACAATGGAGAACGCGGACCCCGAACTGCACCGAGCTCGTCAAAGATCAAAAATTGGGGCGATAGACCAAGGGCTGTCGTGGCGTCGGCGGAAAGCGCACGGTAGCGAGTGCCGAGCTCAGTGCAGACGAGCGACTTTGCCGTCTCCTGAATCGTCACGATCCGCGCCAGCGCCGGATTCAATCTGATCATCCTGCTTGCCGCCCCGAAGATGATGGCTGCTTGATCCCGGCTCTGCGCCGCTGAATACAATTGCGAGTTTGGTTTGCTCTTGGCGGGCGGACCACAAAGATGGGCGAGCAACAAACACGCGGCAGTTGTTGTTTTTGAGTTCTTGCGCCCCATCGAAATGAGCGCGCGACGGGTGCCGTGCGGGTTGTCATAAATCAGACGGATCAAATCTTTCTGCCAATCGAACAGCTTAAGCTTCTTGCCGACGAGCCTGCCCTCGGGAATAAAGCAAGTCTGCTCAATGAAAGCGATGACGTCAGCCGCGGTGACCTTGTCGTCGCTCAGTTGCTTTTGCTTGCGCCTGGGCATGGAGCCTTAATCTCCCAGGGCCGGGACTCGGAGGCTCCTTCAAGCCGCGGGCCGGCCGCGCGCGATACCATCCGCGAACGCGGGGTGGCACGCAACTGGCCTAAGAGATGGGCGACGGTTTTTGCCACGGCGCCATGCGTGATAACGAGCCCGGCAGCAGCCTCAGTGTCATCTTGATCCTGCGCCCGCAACTGCCGCAGTCGCGCCTCCTGCCGCTCCGATGCCGCGGCCTGCGCGGCCAGGCGGCGAAGGATCAGCTGGCCGGCAAGATCAAGCCAATGCCCGGGAAGCGCGTCGACGACCTGGCGCCACACTCGCTGCTCGAGCTCGTCGAGATCCGCCGGCGGCTCCGGACGACCACGCCCAGGAAGCACAGGCACGACGGAAAGCGAGGCTGCGGATTTACGACCGCGGGGCATGCGCGGGTTCCTTTTCAGATCGAACGCCAGAGATTAACACGGAACCCCCCGGTACGTACCGGTGAAAAGGTTCGAGATCCTGGGAGACTGCCATTACCGAGCGCGCCGATGATTCATGCGCACCTATGCCTTTCGGAAATGATCAACATCTGAAAGCGAACACCGAGCTAAAACGACTTGGCGGCCGGCCAAGCTTCCTCTGTATCTCCTTCTCAAGTTCTTGAAGCATACGGTCAAAGCACCTACGCATCACGGGATGCTGTCCCCATTCCAGCAACGCATGTCGGTCAACGCCAAGGGGATTTTCCTGATTTACATACTTGTCCATCTTCGCAGGCACCGGATAACGGCCGGCACACTCGGCGATGTGTGACAGCGCTTTTAGAACCGGCTCCTCCTGCGGGGCTAACTGAAAGCTCGCGTTCCGTGCAAGCATAATGAGGTCATGCGATTTGATGCTCTTGCTGATTTCGGGCGATGTAATCAATCCCGGATTTTGGATTACAATGAGTCCTTTCAGAGCATTCTCCATTGCAAAAGCATAGAGGAGCTGAGCGGGGCCATAGTTCGGTGACTCGCAAGCAATTTCGGCCTGCGCCAATCCATCTGACGACGTGAAGGCCGCCGCCTGAGCTTCTTTGCCTGCCTTGTCTGCAGCCTCAAGGTACGGCTTCTCGCGCTTGCTCTGATCGCCCAAAATGATCTCAGCTGCATCGCGCAAGCTCTGCGCGTTCAAAAACCACATAACGGGCGTTTGTGCCCATTTAAATGGTTTATCGGGACCGTAGGGCTGGGTTGCCATGAAATCGTCCGCGCTCATCAGTCAGTTGTGGTCAGCCAGGAGAGGCTTTACCGCCCATGTGCCCCTCGAAATTGTGCACTTTAGCGCAGCTTCGGGGCCGCCGCGCTCCGTGGGAGAGCGACTCGCGAAATTTTCCGACCGCCCCCCGGCCCCTGGGAGTTGCGTACGCTGCAGGTTCGCGGGCTTTGCCGACGCCCTACATCCTCCCCCACATTTCCCCCGGTCCCCCGACCCTGGAATCGTATCTTCGAGCTCGTGATCTCGTACCGGGGGAGCACCGGATTAGCGCGAGGGAAGGCTCAAGGTTTCAGGCTCCCCCGTCACCAAGGTAGTTCCGCTCAAGTCTCGCGATGTCATCAAGGACGAACTGTCTCAGCTCTCCTTGCTCGCTCACCACCTCCGCTACCAGATCGAAAAACAGTTCCAATTCCTCGCGCGTGGAGTCCTCACCATCCTCGTGCCAAGAAGCTATCGGCACCGCAGGGATGTCACAATCAATGATCATTCCTCGGATGCAGTCTTTCAACAGCTTTCGATAGTCAACAGTCATTGCTCAGTCTTCCTGTGATGCCGAGGTCCGGTCGGCAGAGTCATCGGCCTAGACGCGGAACACCACGTCCGACCCCAAGAACGAAAGAACAATCCATGGCACCGGCCGGCTCCTAACAACGCTGGAACTTCAACGTTGCTAGTTCAGTAGCGTGTTTGGATCGCGCTCAGTATCGATCGCCTCTTCGACAGCTTTAAGCCGATGGAACTCGGCACATGCAGCCTGCATTTCGGCGCGAACTTCATTGATCTCGTCATCGATGCTTCGAGCCGTCTGTTCATGCGCAGCCCGCATCCTCTCCTCCAACTCACCGACTTCATCGTCCCAACGCCGAGCCATCGTGTCGAGTTCTTTGCGAGCCTTCCGCAGGGCGAAGCGATAACCGCGGGCGTAGGCGCGGCGCTCTTTCGGTGACATCTCGGTACCTCGTTATTCCGAAGAAAGCTCCATCCATTCTTCCAGACAGATTTCATGCGGCCGCAACCGGAGCGGGCCGGCGACTGGCTTCGACCTCGACGATCTTAGACACAATGCCGATGAGGATGCTTGCCGGCAGTCACGCCCAGGTCGCGTAGATAAAGACCGCTTGGCACGGTGTGGTCTTGTTCCAGAGGCTATACCTCTTCGATGTGACTGTTGTGCAACAGTTTGCCGCGACTTCATCATTGGATGGGACCTGACTCCACGCAGAATGGATTGGTCTCTGCGCAGCC